CGGCAGCACTGAATCTTGTATGCTGACGTCTGCACGAGCTTGTGCCTGTGCATCCACAAATACTGCTTCGTTAAGATTGCCAGATGTGCGATCTATACTGTAGCTGGCTTCTTGAGTGGGAAATTCTGTTGTTTCGGCTGCAGTCAATGTGACTTTGGCACGTCCAAATGGCGCACTCAGAATAACCATTTCTTTGCTGATTAGTTGTTCGTCGCCTTCAAGATTGATCAGTCTGAATACAAAAGTGCTGCCAGTAATGTTTACTGGTTTTTGATCTTGATTTACAAACTCAAACAGGATCACATTGTCGACCCCCTTGTTGATTGTTAGTTTTTTTGCGTACACTGGATCCCACCTCCGGTCAAAGTACGCACCACTGGTGTCAATTAATAAAACTCGCTGGATTTGTTGATAGATATAAACAGTAGTTGCGTACATTATTGTATTTAGTATTAGATATATCGGTTAAGTCTGCGTTATAAATAACCTGAATACAAAACATGTCCCAAAATCTATTTAATAAACTAGCAGACAAATACCCGTTCATAACTCTATGCATTTATGCAAACGACGAATATGTTGGTATTGTGCAAAATAGAGATGAAGTTATTACCACTATCTATGATTTTGGGGCCATACAGAATCAAGCGCAAAAGCTCAAGTACATAGAGCTTGCCAGCACCTGGTGGTGGGAAAGCAATCGCAGCATACCAATCAATATATTTCTGCGAGACGAGTGGAAAGAATTTCGAGCCACTTTGCGCACATTTGCCAACAAAGATTTAGAAATTGTTCATGGTCCAATATGCAGCCTAAATGATATTTTTCGCAAGAAAACCAAGCGAAAATCAATTACACTTGTGCGGCGTCTTGATTGAGGCAGTTCATGTGTAGGGCAACAAGGGCCGCGTAACTTATACTGTGCGACTTTTTGAATGTGTAGCCTTTAGAATCATCACCATTCCATACTTCAGCAAACACTTCTGGCCAAGGGCGATTCTGCAAGTGTGCTTTGCCCGGACGAATAACTGAAATAAACGCTGCCATTCTAGGTATTGAATCTGGCCGCATTGATATCATCAAATCTGTGTAGTTGCCCACATGCACCAGTTGTGATGCCCAAGCAGTATCGGTCCATAGTCTACTCCAAGGCGGAGTTGCTGCCAACATTTCCGCATAGTGTGCAGGGTCACGGATCAACTGATACACACTCATGTTCAACAAGTCAATCTTGAAGTATCCACGTTGTTCTGCTGACTCATAGTCTATGGCTGCACACTCATTGGGAATATCTCTGGGAATGTCTGTTACATAAATGCCTGAATTGTGTCTGCGCACTTGACCTTGATGCAGTTGCCGTGCGGCAGTGTGTTCGATCAGTTTCAACACAGCCGTTCTGTCCGGCACATCAATGTCAATGTCTGCACTCATTTTGAGTCAGTGTCACAAAGTGTAGTCACCACCTGCAGTTTTTCTCGGGCCAGTTGCACTGCTGCCAGGGCATCTGCCACTGTGGGATGTTTTGCTGCCAGGGCAGCGATGCGCCATTCTTCATCACGCTTGGCTCGTGCCCAATCTAACAGGGTTTCAGCGTCTGATGTGAGTGAAACCATAGGATGTGCTGAGTGAATTGGCTGCCACGAATTGCCATCGTTTACTTCCAAACAGTTCATGCTGGGACTCCATCGCACCATGCCTGCACCGCTGGCACCTGGACTAATGTATGGATTGGTGTTCATGCCACCAGACACTTGAATGTATTTGCTGCCGCTAATATTTCTAATCATGTTACCAACCTGCCTTGCTCAATATGTCTTTTGCGTACTCTTGATCAGCTGGGTAGTTGTGAAACTTCTTTTGCCATACATCTGAGTCGATGTAAGGCCATACCATGCTGATCTGATCAGGAGAGAGTTCACCCAAGAACTGTTGTCCTGACTCTGAATTGTAAATCACCCAAGGTGATATCCTACCTGTTGTGACTGCATGGCACATGGCTGGAGTGCTGCCGTATCTCAAACAGTCTTGCGGTTGTGCTGAATTCTTTTCTGCCCAGTCTATTCCAAACTCCACTGCTCGTGCCAGAGCATCATTCACATTCTCCACGGGCAAATGCTGTATGAGATATTCTGTGTACAGTTGATCTGATGCCCAACGATCAATCTTTTTGTTGTTCTTCAACAGCCACTCAAGAAACTGCTTGGGGTTGATGGTTCTTGTGCTCACACAGTAACGTCCAAATTTAACAAAGCCGCGATAGTAAGGCGAGTCAGCAAAGTCGTCAAATGTTTTGAGTTTAGCCGAGCCTTGACTCATCTCATAGAATCGTATGTAGGCTTGAAAGCCCAGTTCCACGCCACGCTCTGCTCGTTCCTGTCTGCGCCGTTTGGGCTCACACACATGCACTGCTAATGAAGTCTCTTTAGCAAAGTCTTTCTTGCAGAATTGACATTGTGTCATTTGGAATCTTCGCCGGAGTCTTTTAAGTATTGTTTGATTTCTTTGTCAGACACAAGCAACGCCATGACATCTATTTCATCATCTTTGTAGTGAGGATACATGACTGCCAATGCTTTGCGTCGGGCACTAGCACCTGCTTCTTTTTTCTTGGGCGCAATCCAGTTATGCCTGGGTGTGCCCAAGTCTGGACTCACACTGGTAGCCATAAGCCATTGCAGTTTTGGATGTTTACTTACATTGAAGAAGTGTTTGTTCAGTCGTTCGTTAGTGGCAATCACATAAAACTCCTGAAGTTCTCTTGAACCTTCTACTGCCGACCCCCAACGTATCATGAGATAGTTAGAAAACTTTTTCCGCTCTTCGGCAGTGAGATCGTCATAGAATGATCTAACCTTGCGGTCAAACATCTTCATCTCATTGGCAATGGTCAGTTTATCACTCATTGTGTTTTAGTCAGTTTGTAAATCATTATAGCACGTTCCAGTGCATCTTGTAAAGTGGGATTGGTTAGTGCGGCTCTGCGTATTTGTCCCCACATTTTGTCCTCCATTAGGTGATCATGCAATGGCCTACCGTCCGAAGTTCTGGCATCGTATTTGATTTCGTGTCCGGTTACAGGATCATATCCATATCCAACTAGCACACGGTCAGTAGGATCAGCACCAAACTCTCGAGCATATACTTCGTTGCCCACACGTTCATAAATGTATGTGGCACCCGGTTTAAGGGTTCCCATACTGGTAGCCATATTGCAAATGCGCCCAACGCAAGAACCGCTCTAAGCCTTCACGATCGTCGGGGTAACTTTCCAGATACACTCTGGCCAAGCGATTGATAATTTCAAATATTTCAGGTTCAGTATAGGGCATACTACCACGCTTTATTGTAGTCCACAATCTCGCAATTGCGGCTAACGTCTTTGACAAAATACACACAGTCAGGCTTGTGTCCTTCATTAATGGGCACACACAACATCTGACCATTCTTGAGTTTGGGCGCATACCATGACACTTCTTGATACACGTCAATGATCTCTATTGGCGGAAAGCTGGGTCTAAAACTTGACAACGGATTGAATTGAAATGCATTAAATCCACGATCATTGATTGAAGTTAACGGCAGCATTTCTAAGTCGCCAAGGTCTGGTTCGCCGATTAGTATCTGCCAATCCATGGGCATTTTAATTTTGTGGTCACCAACTTGTAGCACCAGCGCAGGAGCATTGAAACTTTCTAAAAATATCAATGGAATATAATGATAGTCTGGATCTGCTGAATTGCTGTTGTCAAGAATGGCAAATCTCATGTCATCTACTTCTTCGGGCAGGTGATTGAGATTGTAGGCCAAGTTGTCTAGGGTAAGTATTTGCATAAGTAATTTTACAATATTATATTGATTAAGTCAATGGTTTGTTTAAGATTTCTATCACTTCGGCAGCAAATCTTTTTTGCCATTCGGGATCGTCGGTATGAAATCCCGGACTCACTTTAAAGTCCGAGTAGGTTGCCAAATTAGTAGCACACATTCTATCACCGAACTCTCCTAATATATCAACCACTATGGGGTTGGCTGGGTAAGGTAGCTTGGCAATGTTGTTAAACAACTGATTGAGTGAATAGGCATATGGTATGTTTAATTTTTCACAAGTCAAAAATAACGATCTAGCTATCACACACGATTTGAATAGATTTATATCTTCGTCTGCTGTTGCACGGTAATAATCTGCTGTTAGTTTTTGATCAGATGTTAAACGTTGCCGAAAACTACTGCTGACCCATTCGTCGTTGTCGTTAAATTCAACACGGTCATTCATGGTAAATCCTATTACAACTGCATCCGGAGTTTGAGTTAGACCTTGAAAAAAATTCCTTGCAATAATAGTGTTGGTGCCACCTGATTCCGAACGCATTAACACATTGTACTCTGGCAACATTTCACTCCAGTGCTGTCCAGGATAGTCAACATCGGGATACATGAAACTATCACCAATAACTAGCAATTGTTTTTTCATTTTATCTTCATCCATTCTAATTTTTCCTGAGTAAAAGGGTAGTTGGCTTCTTTGTAGAATTGTTTGCGCTTGGTCAAGTGGCGCTTGGCAAATTTGCAGGTTGAAGTTATGTCCCAGATTTGAACATGGTCTTTGTCTTCGGCTTTTCTTATCCCACGTCCAATGCTTTGGATAACGCGGACAAAACTTTTCCCGGGTTCCACAAGAACCAAATTAAAAAT